TCCCAAGTCCAATGGATCAATCGAGGACGACATCCGCGCAGCTTTTGAAGAAGTTGCCGGTGCGGCCTAGGAGAACTTAAATGACCTCCCCGAATCTTTCGGAAATCGCAACCACGACCCTGCGTAATCGCACGGGTAAGCTGGCCGACAACGTGACGCAAAACAACGCGATTCTGTCGCGTATGCAGCGTCGTGGCACCATCAAGCCGGTGTCCGGTGGCCGCACCATCATCCAGGAACTCGAATACGCTGAGAACGTCACTTATCAGCGCTACTCGGGCTACGAAGTCCTGAACATCTCGCCCAGCGACGTGTTCACCTCGGCTGAGTTTGACTGGAAGCAAATCGCCGTCAACGTGACCATGAGCGGTTTGGAGCAACTGCAAAACTCCGGCGTTGACGCCATCATTGACCTGCTGGCCTCGCGTATCAAGAACGCGGAAAAGACCATGCAGAACGGTGTGGCCGAAGACCTCTACTCGAACGGCACGGCTTCGGGCGGCAAGCAGATTGGTGGCCTTCAGCTCCTCGTGGCTGACGACCCCACCACCGGCACTGTCGGCGGCATCAACCGTGCAACGTGGTCGTTCTGGCAAAACCAGAAGTTCCAAGCCACTTCGGACGGCGGTTCGGCTGCCTCGGCTGCCAACATCATTCGCTTCATGAACAACCTGTATCGTCAATGCTCGCGCGGCACTGACAAGCCGGACCTCATTCTGTGCGATGACAACTATTTCGCATTCTATGAGTCGGCGCTTCAGGACATCCAGCGCATCAGCAACCCCAACGAAGGCGACGCCGGTTATGTGTCGCTGAAGTATAAGGGGACGGATGTGGTGTTTGACGGTGGTTTCGGCGGGGCTTGCCCGGCCAATCACATGTATATGCTGAACACCGGCTACATCCACTGGCGCCCTCACAAGGACCGCAACATGGTTCCGCTGGAAGAAGTTCGTTCGATCAACCAGGACGCTATGGTCAAGCCTATCGTTTGGGCTGGCAACCTGACCCTGTCGAACGCCTTCCTCCAAGGCGTCCTGTTCCAAACCTGATCCCCTTAGAAAGGAGCCACTAACATGGCATCGACTGCTGCTACGGTCTTTTCGACCACTCCGACTGTGGGGATTGATCTGGACGACAAGTCCTCGACCCCTGCTTTTGCCGTCAACCTGACCATTCGCGCTAACGACGCGCGGATGCACCTCTACGCTCGCGCGTCGGAAGCCCTGTCTTCGACGCAAACCATCCTGATCGGCACCAACGGCTCTGCGTCGTCGGATTCCGGTTCGGCTGGCTTCACGGTCAACACCACGGGCGGTGTCGCCGCTGGCCAATATTTCTGGGCCAAGCGCACCGCTATCTAAGCCTCTCGCCTGCCCTAGCCTCCACTGGGGTTAGGTGTTAGCTTAATGGCCTCGGGGTTCGTCCTCGGGGCCATTTTGCTATGGAGGTAGCATGATTAACGTCGTCAGCGTCCGCGTCGGAACCAAGTACGGGATTGAGTACGTCACCAAACTGCATGACGGCATTGCCCGGCATTTGGGCGAAGAACAGCGCCATTGGTGCTTGACCGACAGACCGGACGAACTGCCAGAAGGCATTACGGCTATCGCGCACAATCCCGATCTGCCGGGCTGGTGGCAAAAGGTCTATCTGTTCTGCGAAGAAGATATGCCGTGGGAGTTAGGCGACGAGGTTCTGTATATGGACCTTGACGTATGCGTGACTGGCAGGCTTGAGGAACTGCCGCACGGCATCATTCAGGACTGGCACTGGCCGACCTATAACAGCAGCGTCATGCGCTGGCAGTATGGCGACCATTCCGACATTTGGACGTGGTTTGAGCCTGAGTTTATCGACCTGCTGTCTGACACCTTGCAAGGCTTGCTGCCTGAGGGCCAAGTGAATGGCGGGGACCAAGAATGGATCACGCAAATCAGCACATGGGACACGTTCCCCGCTGATATGTTCGTGTCATACCGGAATGCGGTATCATGGCCGCCTGAGACAGCTAAGGCAGTCATCTTTCACGGACAGCCCAAGCCGCATGAAGTGACCGAGGGGTGGGTGCCAGGTGTGTGGCGCGTCGGTGGCTACACGGCCATGCCAGAACTGAGGGGCATGAACGTAACGCACGACTTTGCCTATGCTAACGTGCGGGCAAACGTGCAGCGGGACTTAGCGTGGTTTTCCGGCTTTGGGGACCAAGACAAGGCTTGCGTCATTGTCGGTGGCGGTCCCTCGCTTGCGGACAGTGTGCAGGCCATCAAGGACCATCGCAGACGCGGCGCCAAGATTATCAGCGTCAATAATGCAATGCGGTATCTGATCAAGCACGGCCTAACGCCAGACGGTCACGTCATGCTGGATGCGCGGGAAGAAAATCTGCACATGGTCGAGGATGCGCCAATGTCCGTGCGCTACTTCCTCGCCTCGCAGGTTCATCCGTGCGTGTTTGATGCGCTTTCGGGGCATGATGTTGTTTTGTGGCACAATGCGATGGGTTCTGGTGAGGAACTTATGGACATCATCAAGCCGTGGTTTGACGAAGGCCCAGACCAGAAGCCGTGCGTTCTAGTGCCCGGTGGAGGCACTGTCGGGCTTCGCGCTATCAATCTGGCGTGGCTGTCGGGGTATAAGAAAATACACCTTTATGGTTTCGACAGTTCGTATGCCGAGGGTTCGCATCATGCCTATTCGCAAAGCTTGAATGACGGTGAAGCGACAATGGACGTTGTGCTGGGTGACAAAACATACACTTGCGCCCGCTGGATGATCAGGCAGGCGATGGAGTTTCAGCAGCAATTTTTGTATCTGCGTGACCGTGGCGTAAAGGTCATTGCGCACGGGCGCGGGCTCGTGCCGGACATGGCGAGATTGCTGGCGTGAAACAATACCATGAGCGGAACGACAACGAGCGGCGCAAGGCGTGGGCAACGCTGAAATGGTATCCGGAGCGGCTGACGGACGCTGACCGGGCGCTGTTGCTGCTAGATGAGCCGGATTTCTACCATCCGGTTGACGCTCAACGGCACCTGTATGACGAAAAAGGCTTGGCAAAATGAAACAGATTGACGGTCTCTGGTGGCCCGATTTTGACGTGCGGTGTCGTGCGGTGGTCATACACGAATGCGCCGCTGCTATGCCCCTTGTTCTGCCGTTGGTGGCTGAAAAGCGGGTATGTGTTCAGGCTGGTGGCAATGTCGGGGTGTATCCGCTCGCGCTGTCAAAGGTGTTTGGTCAGGTCATCACGTTTGAGCCGGATGAAGACAATTTCGAATGCCTGCATAAGAACGTCACATATGACGAAGCCCTTGTGTATTTTGGTGCGCTTGGGGCGGAACCTGGCTGGTGTGCTGTTCAGCGCATCGACACGGACAACTGCGGCTCACACAAGACGCTGCCGGGAACGGCTATCCCAGTTCAAACGATAGATAGCCTGAGCCTCGATCAGTGCGATTTGATCTGGCTGGACATCGAAGGTGCGGAGGCGGACGCCATTAAAGGCGCACTAGCGACAATCGAGAAGTTTTCGCCTATCATAGTCCTCGAAGAAAAGGGACTAGGCCCAAAAGCCGATCTGCCCGGCTATTCTAGCGTGATGCGGATTGGAAATGACACTGTGTATCGGAGGACATAGATGGATTATGTAGCGCCAGACGGACGGGACCGGATCATTCCGCGTTTCCATATCAAGCCGGTTCGTAACAACTTTTTGTCAGAGAAAGAGGGCCGCGAGGTCTGGACTGACGTTGAGTATGTGGAACTCATCGTGCCGGGCGATAACAAAAATATCGTTGACGTTGCCGTGAAGGAAGAACACCGCGAACGTTGGCCCACCAAATACGCTGCGTTCAAGGCTAACATGGAAGCCCCTGAGAGCGGCACACCGCTAGAGGAATGGGCGGGCGTGGGCCGCAGTCAGGTGATTGAGCTTAACAGCGTTCATATCCGCACCGTTGAGGCTCTTGCGGGTCTGTCTGATAGCCAACTGGCCAAGTGTGTCCCGATGGGTGGCCAAGCCCTCCGCGCCAAAGCGCAGCGGTTTATTGAGCAGACGGAGGCTGAGAAGCCGCTTGCTGAAATGACGCAGCGCATTCGTGAGCTTGAGGAAAAACTGGCACTGGCTCTGGAAGCCAAAATCGAGAAGGAAGTGGCATGAGCGGTCTGGAACGCGACGTGATGTATAAGCCTGGTGCTACCTTCTATAAGGAAGGCAAGTTCCTAATGTTCCGCTTTCAGGCCGATTCGTCGTCGGTGATTGGTCCGCGTGTAGCGACTGAAGCCGACAAGAAGGCACATGGCGCGGAATATGATATGTACCTCAAGACGGCGTTCAATAACGCGCCGATTGAAGCGTTTGATCACGACGGGGTGGATGGTCCCGGCGGTGTAGCCCAGCCTGTCAGCGACGACCAAACGGACGTTGTGGCGGTTCCTGAAACCATCCCCGCCCTTAAGAAGCGCGGGCGTCCTGCAAAGGCCTAACCAATGGCGATGAACCTTTTGAGCGACGAACAGGCGCAGCGGTTTAACGCCTACGTTTACCATGAGCCGAACACTGGGTGTTGGCTGTGGGGTGGCGGCGTGAGCAAATCCGGTTACGGCGTGTTTTGTGCTTCGTGGGCCAAAGATGGCAGGGAACAAGATTCTGCGCATCGGATAGCGTGGGCGACCGCCAACAAGACGCTTCCTCAAAAAGGAATGAGCGTCTGCCACAAGTGTGACGTAAAAACCTGCGTCAACCCAGACCATTTGTTTCTCGGAACGCCAAAAGAAAACACGGCTGATATGTTCCGCAAGGGGCGTTGGAAGCAGCCGTCTAGAGAAAATCCCGCAACAGGCGAGCGGCACGGGTCAAAGACGAGGCCAGACCGCGTTTTGCGTGGAACCATGCATCATGCCGCAAAATTGACGGCGGAGGATGTTTTGGCGATTAGAGCAAGCGGCGCTGGCCTCACGGTGACGGGAAGGGCGTATGGCGTTACGCCGCAATCAATCTATCGAATTCGCAAGCGGCTTTCTTGGGGGCACATCTAATGGCTATGGATTTACTTGCGATTGTCCAAAGGGCTTGCCGCCTTTTGTCGATCCCCGTCCCTACGGAAGTCGTCAACTCGACTGACGCGCAGGTTCAGCAGCTTTACGCACTAGCCAATGAAGAAGGCGACGAACTGTCAGGCACCTATGATTGGCAGGTGATGCGTCGGCAACACCTGTTTAATACGGTGGCAAGCGCGGTGCAGGCGAGCGCAGTTCCGTCTGACCTAGACCATTTTATCGCTAACTCGTTCTTCAATCGGACGACAATGCGTTACATTTACGGGCCTATTACCCCGCAAGAGTGGCAGGCTATCCAAGCGCAGCCTCAGCTCAATCGCGTGTTTCTAGCGTTCATTGAGCGGGACGGTCAGTTTCTAGTGACGCCGACGCCCGCCGCCGGGGAGACGATTGCGTATGAATACATTACGACAAACTGGGCCAAATCGGCTGCCGGTTCGGCGCAATCGTCATTCCTTGCTGACACAGACCTGACGTATCTGGATGACAAGCTGTTTCCGCTTGGCCTCCGCTGGCGTTTCTTGAAGTCTAAGGGTCTGGATTATAGTGAAGATTTCCGCACCTATCAGGGCGAGCGTAATCAGCGCATGGCCCGTGACGGCGGTAACACGATTATCGACAGCACGGGCGGTAACTATTACGGCTGGTCAACGAACATCATGGAGGGAAATTTCCCCGGATGATCCTGTTCGTCACCATTTCTGACACCAAAAACCAAGAGACGCAGCGCAAGAAGATTAACTCGCTGCTGTCGGTGTATGCGCCCGGCTATGGTTCAGCCCTGCCAGCCGCTGCGGATAGCCCAGACGGTCGGTTGTTCTATATCGGCGCACAAGGCTATCAGAACCGTTCCGGGGCATGGGTGGCGATATGAGACAAGCGGCGCAGCGATACGGTCGCCAGCCTTTACGGGCGGTGTCTCAACAGCGGGTGTCTATCGGACGCGCTGTCCCGGCTCCCGTTGGTGGGTGGGATGCACAATCCCCGCTGGCCAATATGCCTGCCGAAAACGCGGTCATTCTGGACAACTTTATTCCCCGCGCTGGCTATGTGGAATTGCGTAAAGGGTTTGTGCCGTGGCAAGAGGGTCTGCCGCTTCCCACTGAATCGTTGATGGTTTGGCGTGGTGGCACGGCTGTTTTGCCAGATGAGATTTTTGCAGCGGCTGGCGGCTCGATCTATGACGTGAGCAACCAGAACGACGCGCCGGTTGAAGTGTTTTCCGGGACCGGAAATGCCCGTTGGCAATGGATTAACTTCGCCAACGACGCTGGAACGTTCATGATTGCGGCTAACGGCTCTGTTGACCCGATCTATTACAACGGCTCTACGTTTGCCTCTACGGTCATCACCGGTTCGGCTGGGGTGATTACCCTCGACCCGCGCACGTTGGTTGACGTGATGGACCACAAGGGCCGCTTGTTCTTTGTGCAAGAAGATAGTCTGCGGTGTTGGTTCCTTGAGCCGTTTGCCATTCAAGGCGCGGCTAATCTGCTGGACCTTGGCCCCATTTTTGACAAGGGCGGCTCGATCCTTTGTCAAGCGACATGGACGCTCGACGGTGGTTCGGGTGCCGATGATCTGGCGGTTTGGGTAACGACGCAGGGCCAAGTGGCGGTGTATCAGGGCCTTGACCCCTCGGATGCAAACAACTGGGCATTGGTCGGCGTCTATGACATTGGTCTACCGTTGTCGCGGCGGTCGCTCATCAAGTATGGTTCTGACCTGGTGGTGCTTACGACCAACGGTGTCGTGCCGCTTTCGCAGGCGCTGAAGCTGGACCGCGCACAAGAGAACCTTGTGGCGCTGACGCAGAAAATCCAGAACGCATTTCAGCAAGCCACGACCCGCTATCGCGGCAACTTCGGATGGGAAGGGACGCTTTACCCGAAAGGGACGCTGGCAATTTTTAACGTCCCGACTGCTGATCTGACCCGGTCGGAGCAATATGTGCAGAACGTCCAGACGGGCGCGTGGTGCCGGTTCACGGGCATCAATGCGTTCTGCTGGGCCGTGGCCAATGACCAAATGTATTTTGGCGCGGCTGATTCGGTCTGCCTGTGGGACACCGGCTATGCGGACAACACGACCGGCATTGTTGGCGACATCAAGACGGCTTTTAACTATTTTGGCTCGCGCGGCAGTCTGAAGAAATTTGAGATGCTTCAGCCCGTGTTGCGGATTGGTGCGGACCTGGCACCGGCTGTCGAGATTGTCACGGACTTTAAAGAGAAGATACCAACGGCAGTCCCGACCACGATTACGACGACGGGCGGTCGATGGGACACAGGCCTGTGGGACGTGGCGACGTGGGCTAACAGCGTTGAAACGCGCGATAGCTGGACAAGTGTTACCGGGATTGGCTACTGCGGTGCGGTGCGGATGCGCGTGGCTCCAAACGCTACGCTTTACATTGACCTTGGCGTCGATGACGATACGTCGCTTGCCTATGAGGCAGACGGCATCATTGCGATGCAAGCGGCACGAAACACCAACGCGCCGTGTGAGATTATCGCGTTTAACCTCAAATATGAAAACCAGACGGGCGGGCAACTTTGAGGCTAGTTTCCGGCCCGTTCTCTCCGCTAGTCGCTCAATGGGTAGCGGACCAGATTGGGCATGGACTGGACTGGGGACCGTGCGAAGCTATCGGGGTGGTCGATAAGCACGACAATCTCATTGGCGGTGTCGTCTTTAACCAATATCAGCCCCAATATCGCAACATTGAGGTTAGCTTTGCCGCTAGTCGGTCCAACTGGTTGACGCCTTCGCTGGTCACAGGTATCTTGCGTTATCCGTTCCAGCAGTTAGGGGCGGCGAGAATCACCAGCCTGACGCCAAAGCGTTTGCGTCCCGCTCGCCAGTTTCTCTCAAAGTTTGGTTTCAAACATGAGGGGACTATCCGGCGTGGTTATGGTGACGATGATTGCATCATATCCGGTCTCCTCGAAAGCGAGTGGCGTGTTCACCGTTTCAACAAGGACCGTGTAAGTGAGCAAGCCCCGGCCCCCAGCGGCTCCTGATCCCGTCCAGCTTGCCAACGCTCAAAGCACGGCAAACACCGCAACCGCGCGTGAACAGCAGCGGTTGAATATGGTGAATACGTCCGGCCCCCAAGGGACCGTGCGTTATATCGCTGACCCGTCCGCACCTGGTGGCTATCGTCAAGAAACGGCACTTAGCCCGCTTGAGCAGCAGAATTACGAACGCTCAACCGGCGTTTACGGTAGCGCCCTCGACACGGCTGGCCAGCAGATTGGCCGCGTGAATACGGCGCTTGGGCAGGGCCTGAACACCGAAGGCTTGCCGGAACTGCAAGGCTACAACGCACCTGACTTTGACCGCCAACGGTTTGAGGATTCGGTTTATGCCAGCCAAACCCGTCGGCTTGACCCGCAGTTTCAGCGGCTTGAGAGGTCGCAAGATGCACGTCTTGCCGCGCAGGGCCTTGGAGCGAATAGCGAGGCAACGCGAAACCTACGAACTGATTTTGCTAGAGATAGAGCTGACGCATACGGAGAGGCAGCCAACCAAGCCATCCAAGCCGGTGGCGCGGAGCAATCTCGTGCTATTCAGCAAGCCATTGCGGGCGGGACATTCGGTAATCAGGCGCGGACGCAGGGCCTACAAGAGCGGGCTTACGTCCAGAACCAGCCGCTTCAGCAGCTTCAAGCCCTGTTAGGCACGGGCCAAGTCGGTATGCCCCAAGGCATCCAATACAGCCCGACCGGCGTGGGCCAGACGGACGTTCTGGCGGCTAACCAAATGAGCCTCGGCCAACAAAACGCAAACTACAATTCTCGAATGCAACAGCAGCAAGGGCTTATGAGCGGGCTGTTTGGCCTTGGCCGCGCCGGTATTGCCGCATCAGACCGTCGCCTTAAGCGCAACATCAAGCGCGTTGGCACGATGGCTAACGGTTTGCCGGTTTACGAATACCGCTACGTCTGGGGCCGCAAGCGTCACATTGGCGTCATGGCGCAGGACGTTCTCAAGGCTGGCATTGATGCGGTGGTCCGTCACTGGACGGGCTTCCTCATGGTCGATTACGGGAAGCTCTAAATGGCCGTCCGTCCTCCCATGCCTGTTCCGCAGATGATCGAAACGCCAGCGATGCGCCGTAGCGCAATGCTGGCCAAACTGCTTGAGGAACAGCGCCAGCCCGTAGAGATTAAGGGCGGTTACGGCGAGCTTGCGGCTAGGCTTCTCGGCCAAGGCATCACGCAGTTCAGTGCTAACCGTGCAGAGCGGGCTGTGCGTGACGAACGCGAGGCGACGCGCGAGGCGTTTCTGGCTGGACTGCCTGTCGCGCCAGAAGCAGCACCAAGCGGCCCGGCCCTTGCTGCTGCACTCGTCGCGCCTCAAGTGACAAACACGCAAGAACCGCAGCAAGCCAACATGGCGCCGGTTGCGCCAATTATGGGTTCGGCGCTTCCTGATGCTGCTCCGGCTGGTATGCCTGCCGCACCTATGCCAATGGCCGATGTTCCGTCTATGCCGCAAATGGTTTCGGCACCGACAATGGCACCGGCTCCGGCCCCGATGGCACCGCAGGCCCCTGCTGAACCGCAAATGCCGCCACAACTTGCCGCATATATTCGGCAACTGGCGCGGACCGATTTGGCTGGCGCTCAGGCCGTTTACGGCAACTGGCAACAACAGCAAGCCATGATGTCGCAATTGCCAGAAGCGATCCGCAACGACCCTGTTGCTGCGTGGGCTGCGACGCAATCCCCTGAAGCGGTCGCGGAAAGTTATGGGATGCGGTATCGCCCCGTTACGACGGGGGCAGGAAGTCGCACGACTTACGGACCTGGCGAGGGAAGTTTTGCGGTAGAGCAGCCGTCATTCGACACCTCGGGCGACACTACATTGCGGCGCACCTCGACAGGCGTTACCCCGGTTTACACGCGCACAACCCCGTCGATTGATGAACAAATTAGGGCGGAAAATAACGAACAAGAGCGTCGTTTGGATTTGTTGCGGCTTGAGCTTGACCGCGACAAATACGGAAGCGATCAAGAATACCGTCAAGCCCTGCTAGACCTAGACCGCAGACGGCTTGCGACAACTGAAGGTGCGCCGCGACCGGGCGACAATGAGGACCGTGCGGCAATCGCAGGCTTTGAGGCAGCTAACCAGCGTTTTGCGGCGCAACTTCGAAACATTGCGGGTGACCCAGAAGCAGGTGTTCCGCCTGCATTTGATTTGTCTCCGGGCAACGCGCTGCGCTACAAAGCCGCGCTGGCAACTGGAATTGGCATGACCCCAGAAGCAGCCGCTTACGGTGATTATGTTTCGGAAATCCGCGCGGCGGTTTCTGACGCGCTGCGTTTGAACACCGGCCCGCAAACTGATCAAGACGCCATTCGTGAAGCTGAAGCCCTGCTGTCGAACGTCGATAATCGAGAATACGTCATGCGTCGCCTGCCGACGGTTATGGCGAACAACGACCGGCTGCGGGCTGGGCGTCAACGGCTTCTTCAGGAGCGTCGTTCTGTTGGCGGACCCGCTCAAAGCGGTGCGCCTGACCCGTTGGAAGGTCGCACGGCGACCGGCCCTAACAACGAACGTCTGGTGCGTCGCGGCGGTCAATGGGTGCAGCAATGATGCAAGACTTGCCGCCCGGCTTTCGTTTGGACCCTGTGTCACCGGCTCCGGCGAGGGCTGACGGGTTGCCGACCGGCTTTCGTCTTGATGAAGCGCAGCCGCGTCCGCAGCGGCCCGCACAACAGCGCCCGCAAGGTGCGCCACAAGCCGCACCGGCCCCCAAGTTAAATGAACTTGGCATCACAGATGCGGAAGAACGCGACGCGCTGATTTACCAAGGCTATACGCCGGAAGAAGCCGACCGCGTGATGCAGGAAAACTACGTTGCTCGCGCTGGGCCGGTCGTTGGGTATGGCGTAACCCGCGAAGAAGAACTTAGCCCGCAAGACACGCCTGAAAGCCTTCGTGCGCAGGGCTACGAATTAGACCCCGCAACAAACCGATGGGCGCGAGTTGTAGGCCGTCAAGAAGCGCCTGGTATGCCTGCGCCGTTGCTTCCAAAGGTCGGAGAACTTGCGGCCCGTAATGCCGCTGAAGCGCAAATGGCGGGCAGCGAGGGCGGTCTTGCTGACCGCATTCGTGCGCTTTCGTCGGGCATGAGCTACGGCCTTTCTGACGAACTTGAACGCGCGTTAGTGGAAGCGCAGACGCGAGGCGAAAACCTCAACCGACGCATTCTTGGCGAAGAAATTCCTTATACGGCAGAGCAATACGGCGAGGCATACAGCGATGTAGCGCGAGGCAACACGCAGGATTTCGCCCGCACCCGCCCGCTTCAAAACTTTGCGTTACAGTTGGCCGGTGGTGCGGTTGCGCCAGGAATGGTTCCTGCCGGTGGCTACATTGCGGGCGGCGCTACTGGCGGCGCTAGAGCCGGTCGGGCGGCAGCGGTTGGCGCTGGCGTTGGTGGCGCAACTGGTTTCGGCAATGCGGAAGGCCCGCTTGTTGACCGTCTTGCGCCGACGATAGAGGGTGCTGGCATCGGTGCGCTTACTGGCGTGGTTGGCCAGCGGGTTGTTGACCGTTTCGCGCGTGGCGCTGTCGGTGCAGACACAACGGCAGCGCGTCAGCTTTCGCGCGAGGGGGTGCAGCTTACGCCGGGTCAAATGTTGCAAGAGACGCCTTTGATTGGAGGGTTTCTTCGCGGCACAGAAGACCGACTGGCTGGAATGCCGCTCCTTGGTGATGCTATTCAGGGCGCTAGAACGCGAGGGCTTGAAACAGCTAATATTGCAGCGGCGCAACGTGGGCTTACACCTATCGGCGAAACAATACCGTCAAAAGTTGCCCCCGGCTATGAGGCTGTGGAATACGTTCAAAACCGGCTCGGACAAGCATACGGGGATATTCTTTCGCGTGTGTCACCGACTGTTGATCAGCCGCTTCAGACCGGCATTGCCCAAATTCTTGCAGACGCGCCTGCGTCTATGGGGCAAGCCCGTGCGGAACAATTGGCAGAAATCCTGTCATCCCGCGTGATGCGAAATGTAGACCCCGCAACAGGGGCCATTTCGGGTGAAGAATTTAAGCGCATCGAAACAGTTCTCGGCCAGCAACAGCGCGAGCTTGCGCGGGCGCTAGACGGTGACCAACGTGCGCTTGGTCAAGCGCTTGGCGACATTCGTGGTGAATTCCGCGATGCGCTGGCGCGTCAATATCCCGCTGAAGCGCCGCGCCTTCAGCAAATTAACACGGGCTATGCCAACCTAGTCCGAGTTGAGGATGCGGCTGGCTCTGCTGGTGCAATAACGCGCGAAGGTGTGTTCACCCCAGCGCAATTTGCCAACGCTGTTCGTCGCAATACCGGAAGCCGGTCGCAACGCGGCGCTGGAGCTGGCTTGATGCGCGACTTGGCTACCAACATGGGAGAAGTTTTGCCGTCTACCGTTCCTGATAGCGGAACAGCCGGTCGCGGGTTGTTGGCTGCGCTTTTGGGTGGTGGCGTTGTGCTTAAACCAGAGGTCGCTATTCCGGTAGTTATCGGGGCGAGCGCACCTTACACAAAAATTGGGCAAGCGCTAATCAACGCCATTTATCGATCTACTGACCCTGAACAGGCCAGACCAGCCTTGGCCGAAATGGCCCAGTTGGCGCAACGGAACCCTGAGTTTCAGGAAGCCTATCAGCAAGCCGTGCAGCACGTTGCTCAGCTCGCTCAGCCCGACGTTCAGAATCAACCACAAACCACGCTGCAAGTGCAGCAATGACTCCCAACATCCACCCGCCTGTAAACGGCACGGCAAGAATGACGGCTAGAACGATGTATCGGGACATAACCGCAGCATACACCAAAGGAGGCCCGATTGGCTAGAAACGGGTCGGGGAGCTATTCGCCCCCATCAAACACATGGAACCCTGCGGTTCCTGAAACCGCTATCCTGTCGGATGACTGGAACGCAACGCTTGCGGACCTCGCTACGGCGCTGACGCAATCGCTTGCATCCGATGGTCAGACGCCTGCGGCTGCGGTTATCCCGTTTGCTCAAGGCATCCGCGTTTCCGATGGCCTGATTACGGCGCCGTCGATTAGCGTCATTGGCGACACGGACACCGGCTTTTATTTCCCGGCTGCGAACTCGGCCACACTGGTTTGTGGCGGTGTGTCTGTTTTGGCCGCAACGTCGTCGGGCGTGACGTTCCCGCTCGGTGTGACCTTTGCCGGAAACCAGACCGTCACCGGAAACCTTACGGTCAACGGTAACACGACCATTGGCAACGCTGGCACGGACACGCTTTCGGTTGTGGCTACCGGCACATTTACCGGCAACCAGACCTTTAACGGCACGGCCACCTTTACCTCAACCGTAACCGTTCCTGACCATTCGTTTGTTAACGCAAAATTGGCCACTGTTGCCACAGCAACGCTCAAAGGTCGCGTGGGTGCAGGCACGGGACACGTCCAAGATTTGACGGGGACGCAGGCGACGACGCTGCTTGACGCGGTTGTGGGTGACAGCGGATCGGGTGGCACTAAGGGCCTAGTTCCCGCCCCTGCTGCCGGTGACGCGGCTGCGGCTCGGTTCCTTAGCGCGGCTGGCACGTTTGCGGCGGCGGTGCCGGTCGGTTCCGTCACAATGTATGCCGCTAACGCGGCCCCAACCGGTTGGCTGGAATGTAGCGGCGCGGCGGTTTCTCGCACCACATACGCTGGCCTTTTCGCTGCAATCGGCACGGTGTTTGGTTCAGGGGACGGCTCCACCACGTTCAATCTTCCCCAGATGCAAGGCGAGTTTGCGCGGGGATGGGATAACGGGCGCGGTGTTGATCCGGCTCGCGCCTTTGGTTCGGCGCAGGCGGATGAACTTGAGGCGCACGTTCACAGCGTTCAGCCCCCAGCAGCCAGTGGCGAAGCTGGTTCGGGCCTGACCACTACCGGCTCAGGCGGCGTGGAAACCATTACAGCGTATGACACGGCCTCGACCGGCGGCACCGAGACGCGGCCTCGGAACATCGCCCTCATGTTCATTATTAAGTTTTAAGGGACCACAATGGCCACGACTCCCCGTAAGACTTTTCCTGAACTTCAGGCTCTATCTGCCCCGATAGTGGATAGCGACGTGCTGGCGGTTTATCGTTCGCCAGGTCCTGCCAAGCGCACAACGGCGTCTGTTCTCAAAACATACGTCCAAGGCAGTTATGGCACGATGGCAACGCAAGACGCCAACGCCGTAGCTATTACGGGCGGCACGATGTCGGGCGTCGCCATCACGACGGGAACGGCGTTGGGCCTGACGGCGTTGACTGTCGGCACCGTGCGGGTCGGGCGCGGCGTCTCAACTTCGGTGGCCAGCAATACCTTTGTTGGGGAGAGTGCAGGCGGGTCGGCCAGTCTGACGGGCGCACAAAACACCGGCTTTGGCCAACAAGCCCTTCAGGGGGCCACGTCGGGAGCGACCAACACGGCAGTGGGCTTCTTTGCACTGAACGCGCTGACGACCGCCTCAAACAATGTCGCGGTCGGAGGTCAGGCGGGACAGGCCGTCTCGTCTGGCAACGGCAATGTGCTGGTCGGTCAAGCGGCGGGCTTCAACGTCACGACTGGTGCCTCAAACGTCTTCCTCGGCAACCAGGCGGGCCTCAACCTCACCACGGGCGCGTCAAACGTGGCCATCGGGTCCAATGCCCTGCGGGTCGGCACAACCAACATCCGCTGTATTGCCATCGGGGTCGATGCGCTGCGGGGAGCCACTGGCTCCTACAACATCGGCATCGGGGTGGATACGGGCTACAACATGACGACCGGGACCAGCAACGTCCTGATCGGGGATAGCACTGGCAACCTGCTGACAACGGGTTCCGAGAACGTCATTGTCGGACGCATCGGTATGATTGCAGCTACGACTGCAAGCAGCAACACCGGCATCGGGCACAACGTGCTTCCTGCTGTGACGACTGGCAGCGCAAACGTGGCAGTCGGCGCAACCGCGCTGCTTGCGCTGACCGAGGGCAGTTATAACACGGCAGTCGGCGGCGACGCCCTACGCGCAGCCACGACGGGCGGGAACAACACCGCTCTCGGTCAGCAGTCGCTTTACTCCAACACGACGGCGTCAAACGGCGTGGCGGTCGGTGTGGGTGCGCTGTATCGGAACACGACCGGAGCGAATAATTCGGCGGTCGGTTTCCAAGCTCTATTGAACTGCACAACCGGCCTTGAAAACACGGCGGTCGGCAACCAAGCGATGATTTACGTCACGACTGGTGGCTACAACACCTCCATTGGTGAGCGGGCTATGGATGGCCTGACGACCGGCTCCTACAACGTCGGCCTCGGCGGTGAGACGGGCTACATCCAAGCGACCGGATCGGAAAACACTTGGGTTGGCGGCAAGTCAGGCCGTGGCCAAGAAGACAACAGCACTTCGATCACCGGCGTTAGCGCCGCAACCGGGACCGCCGTCACTTTCACTCATTCGGCGCGGACTGCAATTCAAGTTGGGCGAACGGTCTTCATTACCGAAGTCGTCCCGACGCAATACAACGGCCAGTTTACCGTCACCGCCAGCACCACCACCTCGACCACGGTCGCCTCGACCGCCACCGGGACGTGGACTTCGGGCGGAAACATCAACGTCCGCTTCGACATCACCGGCAATGTTTGCGTCGGCTATGAGACGATGCGAGACCCAGCGAACGGTGCCGACAAAAACACCTGCGTCGGGTGGCAGGCTGGTTATGGTCTGACGACCGGCGCAAACAACGTCCTGTTGGGCCAGACGGCGGGCGACGCGCTCACGACTGGATCAAGCAACATTGTCATCGGGTCCGGGCAGGAAGCAGACAGCGCGACCGCCAGCAACCAAATCAATGTTGGCGGGGTCTATTTTCACGACAGGCTGCTCTACACCGAACGCGCCGATCCCTCGGCCCCGTCGTCAAACCAGGCCGTGGTTTACGCTCGCGACAATGGCGCAGGCAAAACGCAGCTTTGCGTTCGGTTTGCTACCGGCGCAATCCAAGTTCTTGCAACCGAACCGTAAGAGCAAGGGCAATGATTTTGGAACCGAGCGTTCTTCTTACCCTTGGCCTTGCGGGCGTCTCGGTCATTGTTTGGCTTGTGCGGCTTGAAGGCCGCGTAAACGGCACAGCAACGACAAATCAGCTTGCCACGCTGACATCGCAAATCAGTGCGCTGGCTGCGGTGGTTGCGGCTTTGCAGGCCAAAGAGGCGGCGCATGACAATACGCGCGATGAGGTCATTCGGTTGCAAGAGCAGATTAAGCATCTGACGGATTTGATTGAACGCTTGTTGCCGCCGCCCAGTCACAGAAAGCCGACGGCATGACTGACATTCCCCTGCCCGATCACCCCATTCGCAAACATTGGGCTTGGCAGGCGTTTGACCGTTTGTGGCGTCCTACGGCTGGCTGGGTGGTAGTTGGTGGCACGGCTTATGCTGGGTTCATCGGCCATGCCATCGGCAAGCCTATGAATGAGGGCTATCTTGCGGTTTGGCTGACCTTTGCCGCTGCGGTGCTTGGCCTTAAGTCGTGGGAAAAACTGAAAGGCGTTGCCTAATGTCGTTCGTTCTTGGCTCACGCTCTCGCACTCGGCTTAAAGGCGTTCACCCCGACCTGGTGCGCGTGGTCGAACTTGCCCTAACCTATAGCCCGCACGATTTCCTCATCACCGAGGGTCTGCGAACGGTTGCCCGGCAAAAGGCTTTGCTCGAAGCGGGGGCGTCTCGCACCATAAACTCCCGGCACATTACCGGCCATGCTATCGACTTTGCGGTGCTTATTGCGGGCAAAGTGCGATGGGATTGGCCGCTTTATGGCCCGGTTGCTGATGCTTTCAAGCGAGCGGCAAAAGAACTTAAAGTGCCAATCGTCTGGGGTGGCGACTGGGTTAGTTTGCGGGACGGACCCCATATAGAACTGCGGCGGAAAGAATACCCGTGAAATATCTTCGCATCATTACCCCGACCGGCTGGCTTATCATTGCTGCGGTTGCGGTGGTGCTGTTTGGCTTGGCTGGGTTAGCCAGACCTAGCTTCCTTGGCTTTAAGTTCGACCCGTTCGGCATCGACGCCAGAAAATTGGACCAACTGACGGACCAAGTTTCCGTCATGGAACGCGAAGCTATTGGTAACGCAGAGGTCGCAGCGGCTACACAAACATTTCACACGCGCGAGGTTGTAATCCGCGAACTTTCGCGTCAGGCTGAAATAGAAGCGAGGACAGCATCAGATGCTGAGACGCCCCTTACTCCTGACCGTGTGGGCCGCTTACGGGCTGCTGATCACCGGCTGTGCAGCGCATACCCCGCAATCTGCCCCGATCCTGACCCTGCCGGAGGTGGTTCGCCAGCCGTGCAGGCTGTCGTTCCTGCCGGAGAACCCGACTGAGGCAGACCTTGAGTCTGGATACGCTGACAGGGGTGTGGCCGTGGCTTTGTGCGACGGCAAGAGAGATTTAGCGGTTCAGGCCTTCGACGCACAGTCTCGCGCGTTGGCACCCCCTTCCCGCCCGTTCTGGCGCTTTTGGTGACCTGACATGGCCCAGCCTTCCCTTTCCCGTGAAGTTGCGCTTCAGACAGTTGAGCGCGTTGAGGAAAAGTTAAGGGAAGGATTCCGACCTATCGGAATGGGTGGGGCGGGACCAGGTGCGGCATCCGCTGCTGCTGATGCGTGGGGTATCTCACGCGGAACCATGAATGGCAGATTGGCGGCGGCTAAACTGCATTACGGGCTAGAAGCAGACGACACGCTTTATCGGCCTCGCCAGTATCAGCACCGACAGCCGGGCGCCCCGGCTATGGTATCGCAAGACCATATCAAAGAACCAATTCCAGACGGTAATCCGGTTCTGGTTTGCGTCATCGGTGACGCTCACGACAGCCCGCACCTTCCTAACAAGGAACGGTTCTATTGGCTGGGCCGGTTTGCGGCGGAACATAACGTCGATTGGGTTGTGTCCGTTGGCGACTGGATGACGATGGATTGCTTTTCGTCGTTCAATGACCGGGCGACGTTTGAAGGTTTTTCCAAGCCGACGTTTGAGCAGGAACTGGCTAGCTTTCACGCATCGCAGAAAGAGTTCCAGCGCGGGCTTGGAAAGCTAAAGCCGCGCAAGCTCATCACGTTCGGCAACCACGAACATCGGGCTTGGCGATACGACAACTTTCATCCAGACGGCATCTCCCACGCTCACATGGTCGAGGAAGCTTTCCTGCAATGGGGCTGGCGAACGTCCATGTATGGCGAATATCGCTTTATTGACGGCGTGGGCTTCACGCACATTCCGTTTAATGGACGGGGGAAACCCCTAGCCCAAGGGCAACACGCCAATAAAGCTATGTGCGACACCATTCACGGGGACGACCACAGGGCTACCCAGATCACGGAACACAAGTCTGGGCCATTTCGCACCCCGACCGTCTACTCAGCCGCCACAGCCCTGCCTAACGGCTTCATTGAAGGCTTTGCGAACAAGGGCGGTGGAACCTGGCGCTCTGGCGTTTGTCTGGCAAAGATATGGGGCGGTCACGTTCGATCATGGTGCTTTGAGGAGATGAGCCTGTTAGAGCATAAATATGGGTTAAGCCGTGACACTTGAGCCTTTTGCCAGCGCTTTGTTTATGGAAGCAAACAAGGCCCTGAACCGCAAGGCTAGCGCCAAGCGGGCAAGGTGGGCAACCTACACCGGCAGGCCTTTTCCGCGCTCGGCTACGGATTTGCGCCCTGATCCTGGCACCCTTGACGACGGTGATCCAGAATTAGGCTGACCCGTCCCGACCGCAGCCCGTCCAAACCTCCAATGCGGAGAGCCAGGGTGATGGCCTGAAGTTCTGCCGCAAGGCGGGCGTTGCTGATAGGCTGGCCCTCGGTGGGGACGGAGCGCCCTTGCGCGGAGTGAACCATCATGCGTCCCCCCTTGTGCGGGCGTCGGTTTGAGTTTCGCCGGAAAGACCAAGCGTGGCTGCGTCTTCTCCTGTAAGGGCTGCCATGATGGCGTCGGCGGATTCATCGCGTCTCCACGAAGTCCGCCGCTGATCATGAAGCCACGCCTTGTCAAGCTCGTCCAAGACCCGCTCCCTGCTCCCTACCGGAACGACAGGGGCTGCTGCGAGCATGTCCTTCCAGACGCCGATCAACGGCCCGTAACTGTCCAGCCGGACGAGAGGCATCAGCGCCTCGCGGCCATTCACCAACATCGCCTCGGTCGGCTCTATCGGAACGGTCCGCCACGTTGCCGCCCCCATCACAGAAACCACAGGCTGATAACGCCAGCGAGGGCCAGCAGGATGATGATGCTACGCGGGCGAAGCACCTCGGCCACGGCGCGAAACCACAGCGGTGGCTTGTCGCAAGGGCGGAAATCAAACCCGCGATTGGATTGATTAGTCGCCTGAGCCGCTTTCATGCGGTGATCGGTGTAATCTGCACGGTCAATCATTGGTTTTCCCCTTGTTCTGACTGTTTTGTCATGAGCGCGAATGTCTCGGCCCATGAATGAATGATGTCGCCCATAGCCTTGTTAGAACGCTCGTTGTCGTTCCATACGGTCTCCAGCGCGGAGCCTTGGCGGGGGCGGATTGCAATCGGGTTTGGCTTGCTCATGAGGTAAACATACACCGACGCTAGGGGATGTAAACACCTATTTTTGCAAGCTGTCCAAAAGCTGCTGCCGTTGAGCCGCTTCGCGCTCGCACCACTCAGCCAGTTCGCTCAGAGTCGGGAACCAGTTTGGCTTGGCGCTTCGCATGGCAAAATGCAGACAGGCTTGCTTGGCTACGTCGGCAGGGTATTTGGCCAGACAGGCTGCATAAAGGCTCATCGTGAGGTCCAGCGTGGCGGTGTCGTCACCACGGCGGGCCGTTACCGCGTGAAGTCCCGCGACCCATTCCTCGCACTTGTCCAGCGAGGGCCGGGTCATTGCTGACTGAACCGCTTGTCGAGCCGTCTCCCGGTTCTCTGGGGTTAATCCAGACACCTGAAAGCCCGTCGTCCTCCGATAAAACCCACCCTCCGGCGGAAACATCATCCTGGATTGAGGCTTGGCGGCGACGTTCAGCGAGGATTCCAGCCATGCCAGTAGGTTTCGATCTGTCTCCGCTGGAGATTGGCTTTCGAGCTTGGCCAGCACCGCGACGGTTGCGACACCACGTCCGCCATGTTGCGGACCAGTCGAGTTTGCATCCTCCTGCGCCCGGCTTACTAATCCAGAAATCACGGAATTGATCGGCTTCATGTTTCGTCTCCTCGGCGGTCATGTTTTGGTTAGCAGCGAATGTCAGGTCGGCGTCAGATGGCGTCCAATCGGGAGGCAATCGACAGCTTTTTTTCGCTCGCGGGCTATTAGACGAAGGTTCTTTAGAACCTGAGTGGTTAAGTGAAAGGTTCTGCCCGGACATGGTGTCCGCACCCCCCGGACATGGTGTCCGCACCCCCCCGGACATGGTGTCCGCTTGCAAGCAGACCAAAGTGATTAGGTCGCTGGACCGTGAACCATCCGCCCGGCGTCGTTCTTCGCGTTGGATTAGGCCGCGCTCCTCAAGGGACAACGCAAGCCGCCTGATCTGCCGATCTGATAGCCCTGTGTCTTCGGAAAGCCGACGCTGTGACGGGTAGCAGCGGAAAGCCTCATCGGCATAGTTTGCCCAGCCAATAAGAATTAGCTTTTCAGACGAGCTTAAGCCGCGATACGCCAGCGCAGCGGTGATTGCTTGAAGGCTCATTCGTCCGCTCCGCACCACAGGCCGCACTCGGCGTCTTGTTCATCATCCGGCAAATCATCAAACAGGTGCGGCTGCTGCTGAACCTCTCGCGCCAAGTCGGAATAAGACCAGTCCTTGTTAAAAGAGCCTTTTCCAACGCGCTCCTGCTCAATCCACCAATCAGCAGAACCGGGCTTTTCGCGTATTAGCGCCTTGATCGTTCCGCGACCTTTAAGGAAACAAAGGTCACAATTCCCTTCGTACGGACGCAGCCCCAAATCAAACGGCTGCGCTTTCCAAAACTCCTCAACGTCACGCTTCGTGATGTTTGCGTTAGCTAGGGGAACCTTTGTCGTCCAAGGGCTTTTGCCCTCGTAGTTTCGCGCCAACGCCTTCAACACGCGGTGGCCTTCGTCGTGGCGAAGACCAACGGCGTTAGACCAGGTTGTCCAGCCCAGCTCCGTAGCGATGAAATGCTTGATCGTATTGACCTTCATTTCCTCGGTGCAGAACCGCATAACGGAATTGGGCGTGTATGACTTGGCTTTGACTAGCCGCGCAAATGGCTCGCCATCACGGCTGCTGCTGTTGTAGCTAACGCGCTCGTAACGTCCGGCGCTTGGCCCAGACCGTGCGACAAACTCAAGCCAAACAACGTCAACGCCCCAGCGCGACCCGCACTCATAGACGAAGCGCAGCGTCTCCTCGCGCTCCTTCCCGGTGTTGGCAAAGGCCACAACATGATTGTCTGGCAGTTTTCCGCCATACGCTTGCAGCGCCCGCCAAAGCATATAGGCCGAAGTCCGACCGCCGCTAAACGACCAAAGGCACGGGCCGTCAATGATGAACGGGTCGGCGCTCATTACAACACCGCCCAGAGGCTTGCGCGATTAAACTGGTAGCGGTATATCCGCATGGTCGATGGCTCCTCGAAAGCCGTTGGCACAGGGAGGGCTTGAAGCGACTGGCACGAAGCTTCGCCCTCCCTCCCTTTATCAATGATTGCAGGGATGATTGCAAGGCGCTAAGGTAGCCCGTCGCCATGCGGTCGTTTCCTCCCCTTGTCATGGTGGCTAGACTGGCCCGGCGCGTGAACCATACCGCGCCGGGTCTTTTTCATTCCGCATCATCAAACGGAAAACCAATCACCTTAGCCCGGATGATTACGCTTTCCTCTAGCCGGTTAAGCGTCTCTGCCACGTCTGCGACAGGTCGCTTGGCAAGCGAGCCGGATTTGACGATGCGGTCCTCGTCAGGCGTCCAGTGTCCCGGTGGTTTACGCATCCTCAATCCTCCCAAATGCTAAACAGTGATGGACGCTTGGCAGGGACCGGCCTGGTTCTAACCGGCTCCGGCGTCGGCGTAGGAAGGTGGTCACCCCGCTGAAACGCAAGGGCTAGGGCATAGACAAAGCGTTCATCTGCTGCCCGTTGCCGTGCCTCGGTCTCGCGGTCTTTGTCAAAGCCGTTTGCATACTGGTTGGCTAGGTCAGACCGGCCTAGGTCTTTCTGCCACGGGATGCCCATAGTCCGCGCTCGTTCCCGGACAGTGTATTCCGTCCGGCCCAGCTTCTCGCCAATCTCGGCGGGGCTAAAGCCCATTCGCTTCATCTTGCGAAGCGTGTTATCTTGAACGGATGTAAACCAATCACGCGGCTGACGCATATTCGCCTCCCGATCTGGCGCTAACCATCGTGCGCTCGTAACTTTTGGCCAGCGCGTAAAAAGCAAAGTCCGGCCCGCCATGCTTCCTAATTCGCACGGCGTGAGTGTATGTCTGTCCGTTCCGTTCGCAATGAGCGCGGACCCCGTGCAAAACTGTTGTATGGTCTCGACCACCGATGCGCCGGGCAATCTCTGGATAAGAGAGATGCGGGCACTCGGTGAAGGCCCTGTAATAAGCCTCTTGCCTTGGCCGCGCGATATGACGCGAGCGACCCTGCCCCGTTAACGCGGCGACGGTTAGGCCGTGTTCCTGAGCGACCTCCCGCAAGATGTTGGCGACTGTCTGTCTCAAGTCTCTCTCCCCTTAAAAGGCCGTTTTGGCCATGTGGTTTTTGTCTTTTGGAACGGGCGGGACGGGATTGAACCGCCTTTGACTGCCCGCCTAGCTTGCTGGCCCGTCTCCCGGCCTTGGCGCTTCGCCTTGGCAATGCGGGCAACGTCTCCTCCCGTCTTATCCGTCCGGTGGCAGGTTTTGTGGACCAGCCTTAAGTTCTCATCGCTGTCGTCAAACCCTAAAGCCCACGGGATGATGTGGTCTAGCTCATATGCTTCACCGGCTAGAACCTTCCGCTTGCAAATGTCGCACACGCCACCGTCACGGGTGAACAAACGAAGGCGTCGGGCTTTCGACATGGCTGGGCGGGGTGGCGCGGCTGTCATTGTGCAATCACAATCCGCACAAGCCCGCCCTTGATCGGCTTACCAAACGTCAGCGACGGCGTATTGAACAGTTTGTCATCTACGCCAAGGGCCTGTGCAATTCCGTCTGCGTAGCTCTTAAGGCTGGCGTGAGCGTTGTCTCTGTCGATGACATTGCCGGTTTTTGGGTGTATGGTCACAGACCAGTCAACCCGACCGCTTGGAGCCGGTATCTTAGCTGCCAGCGTTGCCAGCCTTGCCCATTCGCGGTGCTTTTTCGTCTGCTGCCACCGGGCCAAATAGCTACGAGTTCGCCCGTTTGGCCAAAGCAGCTTGTCTGGAAAGGGAAGCTCGATCACCGCCAAGCCCTCTCATCTATCCAAGGGGGTGGGGTCACTTTTCAATCTCAGCCATTACGCCTTCGACAAACTCGCCTCCGAAAGCTTCCGCCGCTTCCCGAACGTCGGCCACGCTGAAGCGAGCGTTTTTCCGCGCCAAGACCCAAGCGACGCCTTTCAGAAAACCCGCGCTAACTGCTTCGCTCAAGTCATCGGGATCAAAAACCGGGGCGCTCATTTGCCCGTCTCCACTCGCAGTTCCTCAATCGACAAAGCACGCAGAGCCGCATAGATCGGCGCTCTTGCCTTCTTCGCCTTGATAGCCTTTGCCAGTTGGTCTTTCAGCGCGTCACGCTGGCGAGCAATCTCGGCAAGGCGTCGGGCTTTGTCTCCCGCGCTTGTATAAAAGGGGTGGGCTTGCCAGTCGTCCCGCTTTTGCGGTGTGGGCTGGCGATGGAAACCATAACGCTGGATGAGACGGCGAAGGAGAGCAATCATAATTCGTTCCTCAAAGCTGCCCGCAGCAATGTAGCCGGGGACGTGTTGTAAACGGAGGCCAAAGCGCCAAGCGTCGAAACGGTTGGATTGACCCGGTTTCCTTTTTCCATGTCGCACAAGTTGCCTTTGGCAAGCCCGGTCTGGCGGGAAACGTCGGATAGCGAAAGCCTTTCGCGCTTGCGGAGGCGTCGCAGTAGGTCGGCAAATGTTTCTTCCATGATGTAACCATAGACCGAACGGAAACGTTCTCGCAAGCGAATATTTTAGCTTGACGCCCTCCCCGGTGCCGTGCTTTTGTCTCTCCAACAAGGGAGACAGACATGAAGCCGTCAAAAGAACTCTGCAAACTCGAAGACGATATGTGGGAGGCGCATCGCGACTACGCCCACGAAAACGATAAGGACTGGGCCAACGCCGACGAACTGCGTGAAGACGGTCTGGCAATCGGTGAGGAAGCCTACAAGCTCAACCCCGAAAACGATTACGAACACGACGTGGGCGATTGGGAAACTTACATCGAAGGCGAGCTGGACAGGTATCACGAGCATCAGCAATCCGTCGTCGCCCGCGCCGCCTATTACCGCGTCAAAGAGTGCGCGGAGGAAGCCGCCGACAAGGCCGCGA